TTACAGACCCACTTTCTAGTGAGCCTGTAATACTTAAGGATATTCATTTCACGCAGATCCTGCGCGGTTAATCTCAACTGTTATTAAGCAATAACAACTGAAGCTAATGCAGTATTTGCAGCACCAGTACGAACTAACCCAGCAGCTGTGTGTAATTCTGCTATAGTCATAGCTCCAAATAGATCGAAAATAGTATCATCTTTCTTTCCAACTAATTGTGGCGCTAACCAAGCTAAAAACGCTGCAACGTTAGCTAATTTCTCAGCAGCATCAGTACCATCAAAAGTAAAAGTTACTGTACCATCATGACCAACATTTATAACAACAGTATCAGCACCTCCATCTACGCTAACTATTTTAGCCGTATCAATATAACCGTAAGAAGCTGTAAAAGCATCTGAGTCTACTAAATTGATTTTTAATAATTTCATGTTTTCTTTTTTTTAAGTTATTAATTTATTTTTAAGTTTAAAGGTTTAGGTTTATGGTTTTGGTTAATCTATCAATACTATATCACCAGATCTGATAACATAGTAAAGTTTATCTTCAACTGTAATTCCGTGACCAGCGTGTTTATCATAATATACCACATCGTATAATTTAACGCCTTCAACTTTCTCACCTAAAGATATTACAGTTGCTTTTATATATCTATTATCTAAATCAGTATCTTCAGTCATTATTAGCCCTGCTACTGTTTTAGGTTCTATTTTTATCTTATCTACTATTAAATAATTATTGATTGCTTTCATCTGCTCTGATATTTGAGATTACACAATCTGCGGATATAATAGTAGAAACAACACTTACCGCATTTTTTAGTGCTGTTTTTGTAACTAACAAAGGATCTATTATTCCAGCTGATATCATATCAACTTTTTCGCCGGTTACAACATTAACTCCTTCACCTTCTATTTCGTTGTAATCCGGATGGTCAATACCAGCGTTTTCTAATATAGTGTAGAAAGGAGCCTGTATAGCTTTTAGTAATATCTCTTCGCCTACCGCTGAAGCGGTGATTTTTGTAGAAGCATCCATTAAGGCGATACCACCACCAGGAACAATACCTTCTTTTAAAGCTGCTTTTGTAGCATATATAGCATCTTCAACTCTATCCTTCTTTTCTTTCATCTCAACCTTAGATACAGCGCCAATCTTTATCATACCAACAGAACCGGATAACATTGCTAATCTTTGTTGATGTTTCTTTTTTATAAAAGGATTTTTATCCTCTTTTTTAATTAACTTCTTTATACTCTCTATTCTTCCTTTTAATTCTTCTTCTGGAGTATCTATAGTTAATACAGTGTTTTTATCATCAGTTATAGATGTGTATGCTTCACCTAAACAATCTATATCTATAAGATCTAAGTCATCGCCAAGTTGCTCATTAACAACCTTAGCTCCAACTAAAAAAGCTAGATCTTCTACTGTATCCTGTTTAGTAGGACCAAAGCCTGGTAAGTCAATTATATTAACTTTTATATTACCTTTAACTTTATTCATTAACAAAGCGGCTTTTACTTGTTGGTCAACAGGCGCTACAATTAATAACTCTCTGTTTTTCTTTATAACGTGCTCAAGTACAGTTTGTATTTTTCTTATATTTGGTATTTCCGAAGATACGATTAACACTAATGGATTGTCGAGTTCACAAATCTGCTTGTCCTTATCGGTAACAAAATGTGGAGACGTGAGTCCTGAGTCTATTTGTACTCCATCTACAACTTCAACATATGTTTCTTCAGTTGGGGATTCTTCCATTAATACCACGCCATCCTTTCCAACCTTGTCGTACGCATCGGCTATTATACTACCTAGTTCCACGTCATTGTTACAACTAATAGAACTAACCGATTGCAACATGTCTCCGTCTACTTTAACGGACGCACCGTCTAAGTATTTGTTCACTTTCTTTAAACCAGACTTAATACCATCTTTAATTAGTCTTATATTAGTTCCTTCGTGATTATTAACTTCTTTAATAAGAGATTCTGCAAGGACGGTAGCTGTTGTGGTACCGTCACCTGCTTCTCTTACTGTATTTTTAGCAGCTTCCTTAATAAGTGTAGCTCCTAAATTCTCGACCGGGTCGTATAAGACAACAGATTCTGCTACTGTTACACCGTCTTTTGTTATCACCGGGTTTCCTCTTGCATCTTCATAAATTACACACTTACCAGATGCTCCTAACGTAGATTTTACGGCTTTAGCAAGCTTTTCTACGCCAGAAATTACTCTATTTTTAGCTTTATCGCCAAAATCTAAGTTTTTGACAATCAAACTAGGTTGATTATATTCCATATTAAATTAAATTTGATTAAATTGTACTTCTTTAGAATGTTTTTACTACTTTTGGGCCTTTTGTGGCTTCTAATTTTTTAGAAAAGTGATCGATGCTTCCGTCAATTGCTGCTTCAGCGCCTTCTATTGTCTCTCTTCTAGTAACTTCTTGCCAATCTTCACTGTTTTCAGGATTTGACACTTCAGTTTGATAAAAACCATTAGGTAATTGGGTAATTCTCCAGTTTTTCTTATCGGAGAGGTGTTTCCATTGGTTAATAGTCTTTTCATTCGGTTTTTGGTTGCTAGTATATGTACTAGTCTTATAATACAAATAAGTCATTTTGGTTTTATTTTTGGTTAATAACTTGGTTTAGGGTCTTTCCCTATGTTTTACTCATCAAAAAGGCTATCGAAGTCTTCTTGGTTTTTCTTATTATATCTATTGTGAACATCTTTGATAGAATCCGTTGTGATTTCATACTTGTCTACCAAGTCATTTATGTTAACAACATTAAGAGAATCTTGAGTGTTTACTCTGTCAACTTTATCTTGTGTATCTAAAACTACATTCTTTACTTTATCTTGAAAATCTTGACGCTTCTTTCTAGCATCCTCGACATCTTTAAGTCTTTTGTCTATAATTTTTTTCTCTCCCTCTTCATCAGGTTTAGTTTGTTTTGCCGGAGATCCAATACCAAAGTTACGGTGCATTGGGCTCCCTTTCATATTAAAAGCCATCTTTTATGTTTTTTAATTAATTAATTATTTTAAACGCGTTTCTATTACATAATCACCTGGAAATGTGTAATTTTTACCAGGTTGCATGATTTTTTTGTTACCTTTGTTATCGACACCTTCAACTGGAAAATCTACATCTTCCATTGTTATCTCGTTACTAGGTATTATATTTTGTTGATTGTTTTTGTCAGGGGAATCCCTATTATATCCCTCTTCACTAAACATTATTGGACGTTTTAGTTTAAAAGTCATGGTTAAGGCGTCGCGTATTTACCTCGTTTGTGAAATTTATCAGCCTTATCGTTAGCAGCATCTTGTAATGCTTTTTTCTGAGCATCAGTCATTTTAGCATACTCTGCTTTTTTAGCTTCCGATTTCTTTTGAGCATCAGATTTAACAGCGTAAGGATTAGTCCAATTATCCGTACCTTTTCTAGTACCATCTTTAGTAGTTATAGTATAGTTGGTTTTAGGACCATTTTTCATAACCTTTTTCTTAGGCTTCGGAGATATTCCTTGCATTTCAGGATTAGGTACATTTCCTGCTCTTGGACCAAAACCACTTCTTTTAACAGGCATGTCTGCCGCTTTGTCTAGGTCTACAAATTTATCGTTAGGCCTAAGATCTTTTAAATCTTCGTCCATAAACTTAGCCGCGCTATTATTGTCTATAAATTTTTGCCTAGTTTCGTCAAATAACAACTCATCAGAAGGCATCGTTTCCATCTTCTTAGTAGTATTAGTTATAATACGTTTTACTAAGTCTTGATCATTTGGATGATTGTACTCATCTAAAACACCAGTTTGTAAAGCTTTAACAAGATCTTTGTTAGTAAATTGAACATGCTTGTTTTGATTTGCTTTTTCTACACCTTCATCATAAGGTATTCTAACTTTATTACCATCCTCATCATACTCAAATACACCAGCTCTTTTTAGTGCTGATTTAAAGAACAAGGGTCCTTTTTGTTTAAATGCCATATCTTATATTATTTACAGTTACACATTGCTTTTTTACCGCAGTCACATTTTCTATATTTAGTTGGGGCTTTTTGTTCACGTTTTAAATCCTCTTGATATTCTATCTCAGCATCGTCTAATTGACCATGAGCAGACTCCGTAGATTTTTTAGATTTAAACATGACTTTCTTACCATCAACCCAATTACCAACCCAATTGTTATCCTTGTCCAATATTTTATCTTGGTCTTTACCTTCGCCTTGTAGACCAGATGATTCATATTGCCACTTGTTAACATCCATTTCAGCATGTCCAGGTTTGTGTGATTTCATAGCTGAATCTACTTCATCTTCATTAGCTCCAGCTGCTCCTACTTGAGCAAATCTACCTTTTAAAGCGGAAATATGTTTATTTGTTCCTCTAACATAAGGAAATGGTGATTGTTTATAAGCCATAGTTTTATTGATTTATCCCAGTAAACCTGAGTTGTTTAATGCTTCTTCATTTTTAGCGTCCATGTCAGATGATACTCCAGCTCTTACTTTACCTTTTCTAACAGATCCTTTACCGTATCCACCTGAAAAACCATAAGCTTCTCCTTTTAAACCTTTTTTAGCCGCTTCTTTTTCCATACCACCTTCGTATCGCTTTAGGTTCTCTAAATTCTTAGCTGATTCGATAAAAGAACCTTGAGGTAATCTAGGATCTTGACCATATTCTCGCATAAATTGTTCTATTGCTTTTAGAGACACTGGTTTTTTTGGATTACTAAAACCGTGCTTATCTAATATAGTCGCATATTCTTTTGGGCTCGTGTCAGCAAATGCGCCGAACGCTGCCGCCTTACCTTTAACATCTTTACCAAAAGACGATTTGTACTGGGACATTATACTACCATAATCTGTTGATTTTCCTCTTGTTGATTTTTCATCAGAAGTCATTTTACTTTTACCTTCGCTCCATCCTGATGATTTTGTATGTTTCTTTGATTGTGCCATTTTTTATTTCTTTGAATTATTAATAATTTACTTTATACGTATACTTCTTATTATTACATGGTAAAATAGTAATTTACAAAAAGTGTGACACTAGCCAGTTACTCATAATATTTAACTACCTTATGTCACAAAAAAAAATTGTTATAAATATAGAACCATAGCATTGCTTTTTCTCCCTGGGGCCCCACCCCTCTTTTTTAAAGTCAATTCTTTTTACCTAGCCCGCAACCAATTTTTCGTTTACGAACATCATTTATGACATTTTTTATATATATATTAATATTATCTCACTCATGTCGTTTTTGTATTGTAATATATTTTCACATTTTACTTTCACATTTTCGTTTACAATATAAATACGAATTGTATTAGATAATATATATGTAAATTGAAACAAATGAAAACTAAAAACAATTACACAATGAGAGTCGCGGAACAATACATACTAACAATTAATATCAATTAAACAATTAGTATACTTTTACAAGACAAATACGATACTCAATAGATAATATAAATGTAAATAAAATAAATAAATAACTTAAAATTGAAATTATGTCAAAATTAAACAAAGTTGAAGAACTAAAAACTAAAAGATTTGTAATCAGAAAGTCATTAATCGGTAAAAATACTGTAATAACTTTCACTAACAAAAAACAAGAACAAGTGTCTTATAATCATGATGAAGTATATAATACTCATAAAGAAAGATTTGAAGCAATGAATTGTTTTGCAAAGTACAAAAGTTACACTAACTCAAATGCAATACCAGCATTCTGTAGAGATTTAACTATTGTGACTGAGTCTTTCTCAAGTAATTAGTAGTAAAAATCTGAGAAGTAGTAACTCCATGTGAAGTGCTGAGTAGCATGTAGTGTCTCAAACTCGTAGTTCCACTTGTTTAGCGAGTTATAAAAAATGCGAATGAGTAAAGGTAGAAAGGCGGCCCAATAATGGAGTGAGTTCAAGTCTCACACTACCACAAATAAATATAAAACTATGAAAAATTATATTAAATACAGAAATGGAATCAGAGTAGATATGATGGGTAACTATCACGGTGGATGTAGAAAATCTTGTTGTAAAAATACTATTGGATTTCCAACTGAAAAAGGAATAAGTAATAACTGTAAAGTAACCACTAAAAGTGAAGACTATAAAATGTGGAGTGCGTTTCACAGTGGCGAGATTACAATATAAATACGATAATAGTAGGATAATATAAATGTAAAACAAACAATATGAGAAGTTATAATATAATAAAATACAAGAATAATACTCATTTCACTGTGAATGTAGTAGATAGTTTCGGACAAGAACACATGAGTTTCTTTCGTACAACTGAAGAGTGTAGCCAATATGCTTATGAAGTATGGCAAAATGAAGTAAAACAAGAGGTAGATTTAATGTCTCTCGCAGTACTAGACTGTATAGAAATAGATAAAAAGTCTGGTAGAACATTATCACTAGATTAAAATACAAATTAAATACGAATACTAATAGATAATATAATTGAATATGAAAAACAATAAAATAACATATGGAGCGAGCGTCTTTGACTTTGACGAGACAGTAGGATTTAGCGACAATGTAATAATTGCGACTAAAGATGGTATTAGTATGAAAATAACTTCTGATGAGTGGCCAGCGATGGGCGAGAGAATGATACGTGAAGGATGGGAGATGGATTTCACCGACTTCAACAAAGTAACGAATGGAACGCCTGGTCCACTTATCGGTAAGTTAAAAAATCAACTACGTAAGTATAGTCATGACCAAATATACATATTAACAGCTCGACACTCTGACAGTGAAGAAGCAATATATAACTGGCTATTGTCACAAAATATAAAGTTAAAGCGAGAAAACATAATAGGATTAGGTAACTCAACTGGCGAAGCTAAGGCAGAGTGGATACAAAATAACTTAATATTCTCAGGTATAAATGATATATACTTTGTAGATGACGCGTTTAGTAATGTAAAAGCGGTAAAAGATATGTTCAACGAGTATCCAAAAGGATTCTTAGTACAAGGTGGAAAATCAATAATAACTAAATAATATGAAGAAATTAACAATGAGTGTAGCAGCACTATCAATTGCGATGATGAGTTATGGGCAAATTAACGGTGATAAATATAAACAAAGCGTTAAAACTTTTCAAGAAATAGACATGAGAATAGATGATATCATAAGCGCGATAAGAATGGATATGTTTTATGGTAGAATTACACAAGATAACGGCATGTATTATATAAATGAAGTGATGGCTTTAAAATCAAAAAATGAAGATTTAATGTCTGACTTGTTTATAAGCAGACTAGAGTGTGAGAATTGTGATGAAATTGACTAATAAACAAAAGCGAAGTGTCAAGAGGCGAGTACAACTCGAGCAAGGTGTGAGTACACCAGGCACTCGCGTGTTTGTTAGTAAGAAGTTATATACAAGGAAAAAGAAACATAAAAATTACAAAACAAATACGAATATAGAAAGATAATATAATCAAATAAAATATATAAATATGCAAACAATTAAATTCTTAAAACCAGATACTACTACTGGTAAACAAAAAATCAAACTAAATGGTATAACTTACAAGCCTTATACTATATGTCAACTTGCTGATACTAAATTCGGTGAAGTAGATAAAGATGGCTTCTCTATAGTTACTGATTGGTTTAACTACAAAGGCTTTACTTATGTTGCAGTGTAAATGTAAAAATATAATACCTCAAGGCCGAGTTACTCTTGGATTCAAAGTATGCGTAGACTGCTCAACCACCGAGCAATATGGCTGTGCGCCACTTATAAACCATAAGACCGGAAATTCCATACAGATAATGTCAAGCAGTGACGCTGCTCGCATATCCAAGATGACTCAGCGTAGAGGTTATGGTACAATGTTAGGTTAATACAAAATAAATACGAATAACTATGGATAATAAACATGCAAAATATATAACAATATTAGACTTCGCTAACGGTTTAGTGCATCAAATAACTACTGAAAAGTGGGATATAGACAACGAATCATGCGAAGAATACTTAGAAAGAATAGGACTTGATAGTGGTAATTGTCACTGGATGGTTCATGAGATAGGAGGAATAAACTTTGAAATATAATAATATGAATAGAGAACAATACAACAGTGACCCAAGATATGCTAAAGTCTTGGAAACCATGGACTTACTAGGTATAATGGACATCACTACAACTAGACAAGATAAAAATGGTACAATAGTATGGAAATTACCAATCAAAAATGACTGGTATAGAAGTAAACCAAGCTATATTGAAGTAGCTAGTTTTAGTACGGGTTATGTACGTAATCAGAATAGTGGTTACAGTAACTATCAACTAAACAAAAGATGTGAAGCTGAACCAGAGTATTTTAAATTACCTAATGGTGATTACAGAAAATTTACTACAAAAGGTTGTGTACTAATACCTATCGAAATAGATAGACTAGAATATTTAATAAGCTATTGTCTTAAAAATTATTTCATTAAACGCGCTAATCAAGTAGCAGATGGTGAGTTTATACCTAAGTGGAAGTATGATTCTCATAAAGATGAGTATAAAAATAGAGCAAGTGAGGTTAATGACTTGCAAAACAAATTAGCAACAATTAAAAGAATAGCAAGTTATGAATAAGAAAATATTTTGGAATGATAAAGCTTCACCAAATCAAAAATATCATGGTGGATACTATTTCAGAGCGTTTGATTTAATTAAGTTCATGAAGCTAGTAGAAAAAGAAGAAGGAGAAGTAGTAGGATTAGAATTCGAAGACAATAATGTAAATGTAATAATAAAAGCAAATGAGGAGAATAATTGAATTTTTTACAAAAGAAGACCAAGATGAGAAATTAATCAGAAAAATGAAAGAATATGAGCAAAAAGAAAAAACTAAACAGCAAAAATCCAAAGTATATGGACAAAAGCTTGTTAAACAAACAAGAAGAAAAGAAAAGAGTACTAGCGTGTACAACTCATAATGGAGTAAAAGTATATGCAGTATGGTACAAATAACGAGGTAAGGGTGGTAGCGCGTGAGACGTGTATGTATTGCACAAAAGATAAACGGTCGGACGGAATCCATTGTGGCATACAATCTTACTCACTTGGCAGAACGGCAGGATAAAGCAAAAACAACTAATTAAGAGAGGCTTGAAACCTCATAGTTGTACGAACCACACCTGCCCGACCTCGTTTTATTACAAAATAAATACGAATAAGTACGGATAATATATACAAATAATTAAATTAAATAAAATGTCAGAAACAAAAGAAATGTTAGAAGCTACAGTAAAAGGCTTACAAGACAAAATAGGTCAATTAAATATGGACTTAAAAAGTAAACAACAAGAGCTAGAAGATGCTAATAAACCAGTTATATCTAGTGAGATAATGAATGTGGTAAATGATGCTATAAACGAGGCAATAGAAAACTATAACTTCGATAATACAGACCAATATGAATTAGATTTCAGCCTTGATTATGATGGTAGAGTACAAGCAGAAACTATTAATCTTACAGATACGTATGAATTAATGGAAGCTATAGTAACTAAAGTAGAAAAACAATTTAATATAACTGAAGAGTTAGATACAACAGAGCCTGATAATCACCCAGTAGAAAAATTACAACAATGAAACTAACTAGTAAAAAAGTAAAAGAATATTTCGCTTGGCGAACAGACGAAGAACTAAAACACTGTCCTGATTGTATATCGGCAGCTTGTAATGATATGTATGTAAAGTTTAGCAACGAGTTTACTACACCAAAATTAAAAGCAGAAGACTTTATGAAACTATTATTCTTTAATGATCCAATTAAAGGGTTGTTTACGCATAGTTATGGCTTTCACACAGCAACAGGTAGACACATTATAGAAACATTAAAAATGAAATATTATGAGTACAACACAAATTAAACAAAAATTACCTAAATGGTTCCAAGGTGAACTATATGAAGAAGGAGGTACTGTACAGAACAGATTTTCTGGAGAAGAATATGAGTTAAACAATGTAGAGCTATCTATGTATGACTTTATAATTGGTTCTACTATAGTGTTAGAGATGGCGGGTGGATATAAACACACTGACGTTAGCCTGTTAAGAAAAGGTCTTGACTGGTTTAGACAACATAACGCTGAAGCTTATATGGTATTATTAGATTAAATTATGAGTACAAGAGCACAAATTAGATTTGCTACACGCGAAGAGGGAGTAACGTTTAGTGAACATCCAGAACAAATCCACGCACAGTTCTATAAACATAGCGATGGTTATCCTGAAGGATTAGGAGTAGATATAGCTGAATCATTATTAGATTCGACTAAAATATGTAACTGGGAAATAGAACATTTAGACACTAAACACGCTGATTTAGAATATATATATTACATATGGCAAAAAACACAAGCGGAAGCTTGGATAAGTATATTTGAAGTACAACCATTTGTAGATCAAATAGGCGAATGTATATTCGTGGGAAGAGCAGATAAATTAATAGGTAAATACAAAACAAATACGAACTATGACGGATAATAAACGTGTATCAAACAAACAAATATTAGAAGCTTTGAAAGAGCTACGGTTTAATGACGCTCAACTTAACTCTTTAGCAATTAAAGTTGTAGGTAGAATGATGAATATACAAACTATGGAAAAATGGTATGATCAAGTTAGAAGCACACCTGTTGCCAACTTAATACAAAATGATAAATTAGAAATGACAGAAGAAGAAGAAGCTTTAGGTAACGCAGCAAAATATATGACACTGCTTAATTTATTTCAAGATAAAGAAGAGTATGAAAAATGTGCTGTATGTAAGATTAAGCTAGATGATATAAATAAAATATTAAAAAAATATAATTAATGAGAAGACAATTCTTAAAACAAATGGCACTAGGCTCTGTTGCTATGACATTTATGCCTCAAATAGTGTTTTCAAACGATAAAATAATAAAAGAAATGAGAAAAAAACCAATGTTAGCTTATCCAGCAAGCGATAAACCGATAGATTATAACCAAGATGTATTTATGCAACCAAAATTAGATGGTGTTAGATGTGTAATACAATCTGAAGAATTTATGGGACTTCCAGTAGTAAGAGCATATTCACGTACGGGTAAAGAGTGGAAAAATATGCATCATATACTTGAGAGTTTAGTTCCTTTCTTCCAAAAACACCCCAATGTTATACTTGATGGTGAGTTATATAATCACGATCTAAGAGACGATTTTGAGACTATTATATCTTTGGTCAGAAGACAAAATCCTGATGACATAGACATGCTAGAATCGCGCGATCTTGTACAGTTTCATTGTTATGATATAATAGATGAGACTAAAACATTTGATGAACGTAATAGATTTATTACAAAATCTGTACCGCGTAACAACTACATTAAGTATGTTCCAACTATATTAGTACACACAGAAGCTCAAGCTAAAGATTGCCATCAAGATAATTTAAACGAAGATTATGAAGGCTCTATATTACGTACTAATGATGTATACAAGTGTGGTAGATCGTGGTCATTGCGAAAGTTTAAAGATTTTCACGATGCTGAAGCTACGTTAACAAGTTGGGTTGAAGGTAAAGGTAAGCGTAAAGGTACTATTGGTAAATTTATGGCTGTCGATGCTGAT